GCCGTATGCCACACAGGCGTCATAATGCCCCCCTGGCCGCCGCTAGCGCCTCGGGGAGCCCTGACAACCGCACGATCTGCCCGGACGCGGACTCGACGCGCGCAATGATCTGAGAAACCCCAAGATCGTCTGGCTTCTCCCACGTGAGAGTTCTCAGCCCACATGGGCACCGTGCGTCCTCCCCGATGGCTGTCAGTCTGATAGGGTGTACCTTTTCGCAGCCAGTGGTCATCTCAGTCATCGATCGTGGCGTACTGCCGTACGATGCGCGTGGCATCTATCACCCCCGGCCCGCTTTCCCCAAGAGTGGCGGTCTCCGGCCCCTGCGCGACGTCCCGGTTCGGGCACTTCTCGGGCGGAGGCTGGTTGAAGGCTGTCTCTAGCGAGTTCGGCCCGTGCCCCGGCATTGGGGCCCCTGACACGCATTGGGTCTTCGCACACCAGCAGCACTTGATATCTTGGTGATTGGTTAGGAGGTGATGGTCCGGGTCGGTGTGCCAACAGTGGGCAGTCCCCGGCCACAACAAGAACTCGTCTTTCATGCCCTCACTCCCTCGGTCATCCTGCGCCCCGTCTGTACCTTCTTGGGTCGCTGCGGCGCGTCCCCCCTCGCCTGGTGCTCCAACGCCAGCCCATACCGCAGCGCGTCGTAGGCGTGGTCTTCGGCGTCCGTGTCAACGTCTTCGGGGTTGATCTCATCCAGTGGCAGGGCGGGCAACGTCCGTATCAGATTAACACAAGACGAGAATACCTGCAGCCGCGGCGGCTTGATCAGGCGTCCGTCCGGCATCTCCTTCCACGCCAACGCCTCTCGCACGTAGTTCATCCCCTCAGCCCGGTCGTTGTTCGCTTTCGAGAGCACGATCCCCGCGTTGGCGTACTCCTGGGCGAAGCTGTCGCCGGCCAGCTCGTACTCCTTGCGCGTCTGCCACATGGAAGGGTCGCCCATATGCCACTGAATACGCTCCCCCCTAGAGTGCGCCTCCAAGGCGATAGCCTGCGCCCGAGCCCGCACCTGGGTTCGGTACCACTCGCGATAGACGTAGATCCGGCTCTTGTCCGGCGGGCGAGCGAACCATAGGTGACACGCCGGCGCCGCGTAGCCGTAGTCTGTCGCAGTCCAGCGCGTCCACGATGCTGGAATGGCGAAGGGCTCGACGACGTGCAGGCTCGGACGCCACTCGGAGAAAGCCTGGCCCTCGAACACGTCCCAGTCACCGTCACGGAGGGCCCGCCGCATCCTCTCGGGCAGCGAGTCCAGCTGCTCCCAGTAGGTGGCCGACAGATGCGGGTTGTCCTTGGGCAGGGCGCGGATGAAGGCGAAGTGCTCGGGATTCAGCCTCGCATCATCACCGCTGAAATCGCAGTCGACCCACAGCTTCTTGACCCATGCGTGCCCAATCGAGCCTGGGTTGGTCGCTGCCGCAAACGGGGTGTGTTCCACTCCTGGCCAGCGCAGGCGGAAGCGCAAGTCGTCGAACGTCTGCCGCTCGTTCTTGGTCAACTCATCCACGAACTGCGCCGCAAACTCCGTGCTCGCGTACTTCGCGGGGTCGTCGAGGTTCCTCAGCGCGATGAACCCAGAGCCGTAGTTTGGGTGCAGGTGCCACGCTAGCCCCTCGTCTCGGCTCTCCCTCAGTTCCCCCAACCAAAGGGGAAACTCACGCTTGATGCGGCTGATCTGCCGGTCTCTCAAGGTGGGGTAGTCCTCGCAGAACAGGCCAACGCGGCAGCCGTGGTGCCCTGTGGCCTCTAGCGTGAGCACGGTCTCAAGCGCGCCCCAACGCAGCGCGTAGGATTTTCCAGGGCCAGCAGCGCCGCCGTACAGCACGTAGCGGTGCGTCTTGAGAGCGTCGAGGAATTGGGACTGTTTCTCGAATGGGTGAATCAGGTCCGCCCTGAGACGCAGCGGAGCGCTAACCGCCGCCGTCAAGGACAAGTACCTGCGTAGTCGCGGTCACCTCGATTGGCGCACGATCGGAGACGATGAGGCCAGAGATTCGACCCAGCGCCAACGTAGCGGCCAACTGGTCCTTCACCGGGATTTCCTCAGGCAGTGGAGCGAACGCGATCGCCTCGAGCTTGGCCGTCACCCTCTCCACTAGTTCAGGTGCGCGGTCCACTAGGGTGTGGGTCACTGTCGGCGGGGTGTCGGGCAGGATCCTGTCGCGCCAATCTATCAGCGTCGCCCTGGGGATGCTCAGCTCGCGGGATGTGCGCGAGACGTTGCCGAAGTTCAGCTCCAGCCTCGTGAGGGCCTCGACGCGCTGTTGGTCGGTGTAGGTGGTGGCGGTCATGGCGCCTGGGCCAGAAGCAGCCTTGCGCCCAGAACCCAGCGCCCTTCAGCTCGAGCCGTAGTTTGGGTGCTGCCGCCGCATGCTGGGAGATGATAGAGGGGATTCCGGACGAACTCCAGAGTACAGGGCACAGGATAAGCACTCCAGAGGCCCATGGTGAATTCGTCAGCGGTGAGATCACCGCACTCCTCGCACCTCACAGCCCCGATCGATACGGTCATGGCCCTCTCACAACCCGCAGTGCGGACAGACACGCCCCACACACAACCTCCGTTCGCACCTCAGCGAGGCGTGGAAAGTTCGCCAGCCCTTCGATGCCGATGGGGATCTGGAGGGTCTGGCCGCATAGAGTAGACGGCCAGACGACGACGATATGCAGATCCGTGAGCCTATCGTTCATGGGCCCATCCTACCACGGCCTGCGGGGACGTAAAGCGCACATAACGGATTGGGTTGCGTGAACTTCTGCCTCCCTCTCGAAACCCTATTGACAGCGAACGGGGTAGGGTGTACCTTGAGAGTGTGGCCGGCGAGACCGGCACGGAGGAGACAAAACACCATGGCACTTGAAACCTGTGAAGTGTGCGGCAAAAGCGCGCCCGCCAACACTCACCCGTGCCGGTTCGCGAAAGCGTGCTGCTGCTGGTACGGCAAGGCGTGTGGGGCGAAGGGACAATCCTGACACCCGGACCCGCTCGCGGCGGACGGACGCTGCGGGGGTGCGGCTGGCAGACAGCTCGCAGAAGGAGACCCCCACCCAGGCGGCCCGGCGCAATCCGGGAGAGAGGAAACCACCATGGCAACCAAAGCGACCTGC